CAGTAACATCAAATGTTGCATACAGAGATGGTGCGTTAGGGTATGTGCGAACCTGGGCCTTGAAATTCAAAGCTGATGTATCAAATGGGAAATCAAATTCAACTTCAAACGAATCCCCTTGATATAAAACAATGTCATAGTTTTGAACAGTAGATGGGCTTGGGGTGCGACCAAGGAGATCATTATTAATGTATACGCGCTCCGGTCTACGTGCGTCATCAATTTCTTGTGGCATATAAACTGGAATAAGCTTATTAGTTGTGCGTGAAATACGGCGAAGTACGCCCATCTCTAAACGCCATAGGCCAATATTTAAAGCAGAACACAGCTGCTTATATTGATCCCAACGAGCTTGGATTGTTTGTGTTAGTTGACGATAACGTTCTGATCTAGGAATCATAACTCCGTCAGGAGCGCTTATATCAATATCAAAAGAAGCATCAGTTGCAAGAGCCCATAGGGCTTCAATGGTTGCAAGGATTGCTAGAGGGTATTCCTCAACTGCGGGTATGGATGCAATTGTAACTTCAGAACCATAACTATCTGTACGGTTATGTGTATGTTGGATGACCGCTGTATTTATAAAGGTGCAAAGGTCGGAGTCTAAGAAGTAACGATTAGCTAAACCAGAGACAACAATTGCCGCATTATTAGCAGGTGCTGTTACAAATGTAAGAATTCCTGTGTTTTGCTCAAGAGAGTATCCGGCTGGGTAGGCTACTGCAACCCCAGCAACGGTTATATAAAGGTTTGTTAATTCAACTGGTTTGGCGTTAAGAGTAAACTTTTTAGTAGAGCCGTCACCGGTAGCAGTGTAATTAAACTGCTTTTGCATGTCCCCAAGCTCTAAACGAACCCTAGACAGTAGATCAGCTAATACTGCCACCTGTACTCCTAACGCAACAATACCTATGGTATCGGTAGAAACGAAGAAGCGGGCACCGAAGTACCCGCCGCTACGATAAATACTGGTTAGATAACGCCAGCTAGATAACCTTTTTCTTTCAAATGCTGCGCGACTGCTTTAGTAACGGAATACTTTTGCCCAGCTTTAAAGTTGTAATTGTTTCCAGCTCCAAGAGTCATGTTCTCAATATCTTGAACAACTCTAATAACTACGGAACTTTCTTGACTACCAATCTCAATTGGTTCGTCAATAACGAGTGTTTGACGATCTGGGACTGTTGCATCAATTACTTCTTCTAGTTTTGCTTGAGCTTTTACGGATGCCATAGACATTTCCGCAGCGCGGCTTTCTAGAACTTCTGCATTATCTTCGAGCAATTGCTCGCGTACGCGACCAGTAACATCGGTCGGCTTTGTTTTTCCTGCCATTATATTCTCCTAATTAGTGACTGTTGTAAGTGGGCCGTTTAAGGACATGCCCAGGTCGCTTATTTAATTGTATTAGTTGGTTTCTGCAATGATTACGGATTGATCTGTAATTAGACCAAGACCGAAGATTGAGTACCAAGCAAGTGCATGCTCACGACCGAAGTCAAGAATACCGCCATCGCGGAGTTCTACTGGAAGTGAGATAGCGTGACCAAATGCATTATCTCCAATGAAGATAGCTGAATAGCGGTCTGAAGCACCGTTACCTGTGTAGGTAGCAGGAGTTGTGTAACCTCCACCAGGAGATACTGTTGGGTTAGAAACAGCTGTATCAGCTGAGTAACCAGAACCAGCACCACCAGCAACTTTGAGAATTTGTGTTGTCTCAATGAATACTGTGTCGTACAAGCGTCCGATTTCACCAAGCATGAAGTTACCTGGAGCTGCGTACTTTGTGACTTCAATAAATTCTGGATTGTCACGAAGCTTGCGGCTTTGGTGTGGGTGAACAAACGCCACGTATGTTTCACCAAGGCGTGGGATGTTCTTGGTTGCAAGTGTCTCAACTGCATCCTTGACAGTGTGAGGTGTCAAATAGTATGTACCGGTCATAGAGGCACGTGTTGTACCCTTTGTACCATCCGCATACCAGTTGTTAACTGCTGTAAGAGCTGAGCGATCTTCACCATAAATGGTTGAAGTAGCAGCATAAAGTGTGTCGCGTGAAAGCTGATCTAGATAGACAGCCATGTTACGACCAAGAAGACGTGAGGCTGAAGCCATTACGTCATCAAATGAAGCATTGAGAAGAAGTTCTGAAACAGCAAGAGCATAACCATGCTCGGTTACTGTGATTGAGAACTGCTGTGCTGTCAATGCATTAGTTTGCATACGAACACCTTCAACTAGCGCTGAAGCGAAGCCGAGGTTGTTGTAACGCATGAAATTGATTTGAAGACCTGGTGCAACACCTAGTTCTGTCTTCTTTACTGCAAACTGCTCAAAGCGCAAGATTGGCATGGCCTGGAAAAGAATTTCCTTTGACCAAATTGTCTGAATCGCTTGAGTCAGCTGGGTATTTGTACCCGAATAGGCTGTAGGTGCTGCGGCTAAATTGCCGGTACCTGTAATACTTGATGCCATTTAGTTATGACTCCTTGTTTGATTTTGGTTTTGGGATTACCCGAACAGTCCGCGACCTTTACCTAAAGCTGATTCGCTCAAGATACGTGGTCGATATTTTGCGTATTCGTTCATTGGCATAGCTGAGATTTCGTCAGCTGTTAATGATCTTTGCTCCGAATTAGTTTCCAATGGTCCGGCAGGTGGCAAGGTTGCCCTTGTACCTATCATTTCTTTTCTGGCTGTCTGCATAGCAGTCTGCGCAGATTCAAGAATTCTTGCTGAACGCTCTTTTAAACTTTCAACACTAGCTGAAACTTCTTCTGGAGTATTTCCAGAAATTAAATCAACTAGTTCAGGGATGATGTTATCGCGTTCCTGCTCAACAAGTCCCTGACGGTAGGTTTGAAGCTCTACAAACTTTCTTTCTTGCTCCAGAAGAGCGAAGGCACGTTCGCGTTCTTGACGCTCACGCTCCAACTGCTCCTGCCACTCTTGTTCTTTGATCTTTAATAGATCACGAACTTCAAGATCTGATTCAGCAGCTTCCTTAGCTCGCGCTAACTTTTCTGCTTCTTCTGCTGCTTGAATGGCGGCTCTTTCTTCTTTTTCTTTTTTAATTAAAAGAAGTTCTTCCTTTAATCTTTCGATTTCTGGATACAACTTATCTTTTTCTTGTGAACGAACCTTTGCTAAATCATCTTCAGTATAAAACTTACGATCATTTACTGGTTCACTCTTTGAAGTAACAGTCGACGCGTCAACGCCCGACACATTTACTACTGGAGTTGTTCCTGCTTCTGCCTCAAAGGCAGATGCCATGTCTGTAGATTCCATGCTTATATCCTTTGTATTCTAGGGGTCGTTTTACGATGTGGGAGCACGAATGACCTAACGGTTGTTTCAAGTCAATTTTCGCTAATTACTGTTGAATTGTCTGCCTTAATTGACTTATTTTTCGTAACCTTGCGGAACCCTTCTTTGTGGAAGTTTTGTTCCGTAAGCATCGGTTACAAGTTTTTCGCGTATAGCTGCTTCACCTTGTTTTGCTACACCATCCGCGACATCCATAATTGTTGGGGCACCGGCTTGTTGCATTGGTGTTCCCATAGGTGCTCCACCACCAGCGGAGCCGGCCCCGCCTCCAGGAGCGTTTGGATCCATTCCCATAGTTCCAGTTAACTGCATAATTTCTTGTTCAATTTGAGTTTGTAAAAGTCTAAGTGCTCCGTCAGCCAAAGCTTCGTCTTTAAGTTCTTCACGAATTTCTTCAAGTTTTTCCGCTGGGAAAGCTTCTCCAAGTGAACGAAGAGCACCTTCTTTTGATTCAAGACCCAAAGATAGTAGTGATTGAACCTCATTAAGAGCAATTAATTTATCTAATGGAAGAGGTTGCGGGAAGTGCACATATGAAAGATAGGTAATTGGATCTTGTGGATTTAATTGAGATAGCTGACCCTGTTTAATGGGAACATTTGATTCCGGATTCCAAGTAAATGTTTCTGGTTCTTTTACGGAAAGACTTAAAAGAATAAGCTCATTGACTCTTTCTAAACCGCGAGCGTATTGAATAATTTTTTGATGGTAACGGTTCATCAACGGTTGGAACATAATAGAAAGTGCCACACCTGATGTATTGGAAATAGGTTGTGATTGACCCAGTGCGGTTTCTGGAACACCAACCATTTCGTGCATGGACTTCTTCATCATTGCTAAGAACTCCATGGCGCCTTTTAATCCTTGCGAGCCACCTTCAAGATTTTCAACTTTTGCGTCTTTTGGAAGTCCGCCCCATACAGATC